CAGACTTGAATGATACCAAGATTCCAAGCACAGCAGGTGTTGCTTCATCTAGTTATATCTATAAATTGTTCAAACTAAGACTTGAAGAAGAAGCAGAGAAGTTGCAAGACAGATATCCAATAAGAATCCATTATACCAAGTGAGGCAAAGTAAATGACCAGACAGTATTCAAGTATAAGCGTTGCATCAACACTTAATAGTGGAATCAATACAACTGCTACCACTATGACACTTCCATCAGTTGGAGCAGTCACATTGTTAATGGGTGGTGTAACCCTTGCTGCAAACAACGTAGATATCTTTACCGTTGCACTAGATCACGATACTATCAATGAAGAAATTGTTTATGTAACAGGCGTATCCGGTGACACACTTACCATCAGTCGTGGTCAGGCAGGAACTGGAACTGCTGGAGTATCTGGCCTATCACATACTGCTGGTGCATCCATTAAGCACGTGCTTACATCATCTGATTTAATTTTCTTCCGAGGTGGAAGCTCACCTCTAGCATCTTTAGGCTTTAGCGGATCTACATCTGGAACTACCACAGTGCAGGCAACTGCAGTAGCTGGAACTAATACTCTAACCTTGCCTGCTACAACCAGCGACACCTTGGTAGGTAAGGCAACTACAGACGTTCTAACTAATAAGACCCTGACTGCACCAATTATTTCTACTATTACAAACACCGGAACCTTAACCCTACCTACTTCAACAGATACTTTAGTTGGTCGTGCAACTACAGATACACTTTCAAATAAAGTGTTGCTTAGTCCAGATGAGCGCACCACAGTATCTGCTACAGCAGCAACTGGAACTGTTGCCTTTGATGCAGTAACTCAAGGAGTTCTGTACTACACAACCAACGCTTCTGCTAACTTCACACTAAACGTGCGTGGCAATTCGGGTACAACTCTAAACTCAATCCTTGCTACAGGCGATGCAATCACTGTTGTATTCCTTAATACCAATGGAGCAACTGCCTACTATCCAACCGTCTATCAGGTTGATGGTTCTGCGGTCACCCCAAAGTGGCAAGGTGGAACTGCACCAACTGCAGGCAATGCCTCATCTATTGATGCCTACTCATTAACCATTATCAAGACAGCATCAACACCAACATATACAGTACTTGCCAGCCAAACGAAGTTTGCATAATATATGAGTCCAATATTAGGATCAAGAGGCGGTATCTCTGCCAGTGCCTACGGATTATTTGCCGCTGCCGCCGGTGGCACCTCTTATGAGTCTATTGCAACTATTGTACCGTCAGGCTCAACTAACACTGTTTCATTTACATCTATACCTTCTACCTTTAAGCACCTACAATTGCGGTTATTTCAAAAAGACAACTACGCATCATCACTTAATGCTTGCAATGTAAGATTTAATTCAGACTCGGGAAACAATTATGCTACTCATAGACTAATTGGTGATGGCTCATCTGTATCTGCTGATAGTGGTTCATCACAAAATGGAATGAGCCTTGACCTTTACGCATCAAATAATAACTCATCTTATGGTGTAGCAATTATTGATATCCTTGATTATGCAAATACAAATAAGTATAAAACTGCTCGTTCTCTTTGTGGATACGATGCTAATGGAGATGGGCGTATTCAAATGAACTCTGGTCTTTGGATGTCAACTACAGCAGTAACATCTATTAGTTTTACTATTGGTGGTTCTGGTGTTAATTGGACTGCTAATTCATCATTCGCCTTATACGGGATTAAGGGGTAATTAAATGGCAGCCGGATCAACCTACACACCGATAGCGACTACAACGCTAGGCAGCGATACTGCGACATATACATTTTCATCAATCCCAAGCAGTTACACAGACTTAGTTTTAATTATGTCAGCAAGAACAGTTATTTCTGATTCTGCAATTTATTGTCAACTTAACGGAGATACTGGCACAAATTATAGTAACACTCAGTTACTAGGTAATGGGTCTGTTGCCAACTCTAGCCGCCAATCATCAGTAAACCAAATGAGAATCGGTAACTACATTTCTAGTGCATCCAATACTTACGGAGTAGTTATTGCTAATTTTCAAAATTACTCAAATAGTACAACTAATAAGACCGTCATTTCAAGAGCTGGTGCAGCCGGCGGCGGGCTAGTCGCAGAAGTTTCACTATGGCGTTCAACTGCCGCTATTAACTCTATTTTGCTTGGTGAAGAAAGTGGCGGAAATTTTCGTTCAGGTTCGACCTTCACCCTCTACGGAATCAGCGCAGCTTAGGGAGCATAATGCCAAATACATTTGAACTTATTGCCTCAAGCACAGTCGGATCGGGTGGCGCTGCCAGTATTGACTTTACTTCTATTCCACAAACTTATACGGATTTAATATTAAAAGCATCTTTGCGGTCAGCCAATGCTGCTGTTGGTGCAGATTTAATACTTGACATAAATGGTTCAAGTGCAAATCGTACTTTTAGAAAACTTTATGGTTCTGGTTCTGCTGCGGGTTCTCTCAATGGAACTACCAATGTGGTTTCCAATGTAGTTGGCAATAACGCTACCGCTAACACATTTAATAATTTTGAATGTTACATTCCAAATTATGCTGGTTCAACAAATAAATCTTTTAGCGTTGATGAGGTTGATGAAAATAATGCTACACAAGCATTTGCATATTTGACTGCTGGCTTATGGTCTCAAACAACAGCCATTACACAACTTACTTTATCTGCTGAATCTGCTGCAAATTTCTTGCAATACTCAACCGCCTACCTATATGGAGTAAAAAATGCCTAATCCAACACGAATCGAAATAAACTGCACTACAGGCGTGGAGTCAATTATTGAACTCACTGATGCCGAAGTAGCACAGATGCAAGCAGATGCGGCAGTAGCAGCAGAGCGTCGCGCTGAAGAAGAAGCAGCAGCACAGGCAGCAGCAGATGCTAAGGCATCAGCGCAGACTAAGTTAGCTGCGTTAGGTTTAACAGCAGAAGAGATATCAGCGCTTACTAAGTAGCCAACTTGTACAAGTGCGCGATTGTAGATTGTAATAAATAAGCATACAACTTTGGCTACTGCCTGCAACATTATAAAGAATACCGACTGAAGGAGAAGTAATGCCATACGGCGATGACATAACAGAGGGAATCCCCTATGTCCTTTCTAATCCTGCGGGATCTACCAGTTACACTCTTACTGGTCCATCTTACGATGTAGCATTTTCATCTTTGCCATTCTTTCTTGCAGCATCCGATGAGCAACCTTATCGTCGTGTAACTGCCCAGTATCGTAAGCAACAGATTGACCAGACGCGTGAGCCTGGTGAGCAGACGCTCACTGGCTGGTGGGTTAGAAGTCAATCCTCGTTCCACTTCGGAGCGGGGATTAAGTATTTCGAGCCTATCCAAGAAGAGTCACTGCGCTTTCAGTACACAGAATCTAAAGGTATAGATGTCTGGACTAGAGGACAGGCTACCCTGCTTAATGACACAGCCAGCTTCTATTCTGGTGCTGCCGCTGCTCAGTTAATCGGTGTCAACGATGGCACCAATGACTGCATTATTGTCAGCGATGGCACAGCACTGAAGAAAATTACCAGCGCTGGTAGTGCAACCACTTACACTCAAGCCGGTACTCCAGCGACTATCTACAGCCTTACTACTAACGGCACACAGTACTTCTTTATCAATGGCACGCACGTTCACAGAGGTAATATCTCTGGAGCTACTAGCGACACTGAAATCTATAACGCATCTAGTACTACTCGTGCAACAATCCGTTTTGTAAAGCAACGCCTCATTGCTGCTATCGGTGCATCTATCTACGAACTCAACGCCAATCACAGTAGCGGTGCTTTGCCTTCTGCTCTCTACACTCACCCTAACTCATCGTGGGTATGGTCAAGTATTGCAGAAGGACCACAGGCCATCTATGTATCAGGCTATGACCCTAACGGTACTTCATCATCTGTCTTTAAGATTGCCTTAGATGTTACAAATTCAAACGCTTTAGGTTTCCCAACGCTAGAAACACCTACTGTTATTATTGATATGCCTAATGGTGAGCGCATCAATGACTTTGATGTATACCTTGGAACCTATGCAGTCCTTGCTACAAACCTAGGATTTAGAGTCGGTATCTCTGATACTAATGGCAACATCCAGTATGGACCGCTTCTCTTTAGAGATGCTGCTTGTAACTCTATTGCTTTCAGAGACAGTTATGCCTATCTTGCAACTCTTGTAGACGGCGAAGCAGGGCTAGTCCGTGTTGACCTATCGAACACAGTAATCTCTAACGCCCTGTACTTCCCTTGGGCGTGGGACCTGATTGCTGCAGGCACTACCACTACTGCATCACAGGTAGCCTTCTTTGGTAACTCAGACCGAGCAGCATTTACTAATGGTAATAATATTTGGGCTGAGTCAACCACCAGCCTAGTAGCATCTGGCTACCTGCGTACAGGATTCATCCGTTACAACACACTTGAGACTAAGATTTACAAACTACTCCAAGCTCGTGTTGATACTACCAATGGTGGCATTAACATTGATTCTATTGATGCAAAAGATAACGAATACAATATCGGTACCTTTGCACAAGGAACAGTAGTTCCTGAAATCAACGTGAACTACCCAACAACAGCCCAGGAATACTTAGGCTTTAAGTTCACTATAAATAGATCGTCAGTTGATAGTTCTAAGGGGCCGCTCTTTACTGGATACCAGTTGAAGTCATTGCCTGCAGTACCACGTCAGCGACTAATCCAGTACCCAATATTTTGCTATGACCACGAGAGCGACAAGTTTGGTAATGAGATTGGTTTTGAAGGATCTGCATACCAGCGTATGTCACAACTAGAAGCAGTTGAAAACGTTGGCGACACTATCCGTATTCAGGACTTTAGAACTGGTGAGTCATACCTTGGCATCATCGAAGAGATGGACTTTATCAATAAGACCCCAGAGGATAAAAGGTTCTCTGGGTTTGGCGGCACACTTCTAATAACGATTCGGACGGTCTAATGCAAGCGCAAGATTATGCAACAGTAGCTGTTGCAGTACTAACAATTTTGGGTGGATTCGTTGGCACTATTAAATGGTTAGTAAAACATTACCTTAATGAACTTAAACCGAATTCTGGAAGCTCGATTAAGGACTCCATCAAGAGACTTGAGGACCGCATTGACGACCTATACAAACTGATAGCGGAGAAGTAATGATTCCATTAGCAAAGCGTGCAACACCTGCTGCTATTGCAGTACTGCGCCAAGCAACAGCGCACTTTCCTAAGCGCAAGAAGGCAAGTGATGGTCTACTGCCATCGGCAGCACACGTACATCAGAACCCAAACTCTGACCACAACTCAGGGTATGCGGTAGACATAACACACGATTCTGTCAATGGTGTTGATTGCGTTATTGCTTATCAAGAATTACAGAAAGACCCACGTGTTAAGTACTTAATATTTGCTGGCAGGATTTGGTCAAAGGAGAAGGGTAGCAAAGTCTACACCGGACCCAACAAGCACACAAAGCATCTCCATATCTCTATCAAAGAGAACTGTGGAGATGACACATCGCCTTGGTTTACTTGGCTCCCCAAGCCCAAGGTAATCAATAAGGTAAAGGCTAACCTTCCTAAACCTTTACCTAAGAAAAAGGAGAACAAATGAACACAACTAAGTTACTTGCAATCGCAACAACTTATGCTCGTGCAGCAGTACCAGCAGTAGTGGCGCTATACGCAGCAGGAATCACAGATCCAAAGACATTAGCCTATGCTTTTATCACAGCTTTTATTGCCCCAATCTGGAAATCACTAGACCCAAAGGCAACAGAGTTTGGTCGTGGTGCTAAGTAATTAGCCCATAAGCGCGAGGCAACAGCCCTCACTCAGGAGAAATCCTGGGTGGGGGTTTTTCTTGCATTTGTGCTACATTTTTGTAATTGTGCTACATCTACCAAATACCAGAGTTTGCGTCACCGTTTAGATGGGTCTTCAAGCGGTGGCAGTTAGCACAGAGGGTCTGTAGGTTGGATGGGTCATTGTTCCACCTGTCTCCGTCTATGTGGTCCACATCAAGCTGGCTGGTATGTACTGGGTTGAACCCGCATTGCTGGCAGTAGTCCTTCTTATGTATTGCATATGGGGAGACAAGTTTGTCGTAGGCTTTTTGATAGACTGCCTTGCACTTGTATTTACCCTTGAGGCTAACCCGTTTAGAGTTCCTCATCTTGATTTTAGTAGGGCCACAGACTGAACAGATACCAGTCCTGGCCTGCTCGTCAATCTCCGAAAGGCTGTGCGTCATCACGATCTGGGGGACAAGGAACTACTACTAAATTTCCACAAGAGAAACAGGTAGCATCTAGTGCATACCAAACTAGCTCGTAGTCCTCAAAGGACGCTGCGACGTTGAATACCTGTGACCCACAAGGACATACGTGGATGGGTCCTAAGCCCCGCAAATCGGTTCCTGTGACCTGTGGTAACCCTCTCATAGGGTTTCTATGGCGCATTCTTGGCAGGGTTGGTAGACGGAGCTGGACGGTCAGTACTGTACCGCCTGTCTGCTGCGCCCTCAAAGGGCGCTCTGTCTGTTTAACTCGCCTCACGGCTCGTAGTATACACATACACACCTTAGTAATGTGTCTTACGACACGCCGTGATATGCTAAGCCAATGACAACCTTAGTAGGGATTCAGGGCAAAGATTTTATTATCTTTGCGGCAGACTCACAGATCACAGATGGTGACCAACGCATTATCTCGGTAGAAACTCCCAAGATAATCTCGGTGGGTAAGTACCTACTTGGCCTTACTGGTGACTCACGACCAGGTGATATCCTCGCCTATGCGTGGAAGCCACCCTTGTATCGTGGCGAAGACCCAACTATCTTTATGGGTAGCAAGGTGATACCGAGTATCTCGGCATCCTTCAAGGAAGGTAACTACGAGGTTGATAATAAGGATATGAACTTCAGCTTCTTGATATCTTTCGATGCTCATATCTTTTCTATTGGCGGGGATCTATCCTTCAATGGCAGTGAGCGTGGGCTATTCGCGGCAGGCTCCGGTGGGAATTATGCTCTTGGGTACTTGTATTCTTTGGAACCTAAGTTCTATAATAAATTACTGACAGCAAGTGTTGTAGCTGAGAAGGCAGTGCAGATAGCATCCGTCTTAGATATCAATACATCCCCACCAATTCAAGTAATAGCACAGGAAAGGGTATACAAATGACAGAGTTGATTTTAGTAGGAGCATTCAGTTTTGTAATGGGAGTTATTGGAGCCTATGCTTTTGATACTTTCTTACAATGGAGAGATGACCGCAAGTGGCGATAGAAGACCCAAAGGAATTACTACTTCACGTACTGCACGCCAAAGATGCTAGTCGTGATAGAAGTATGCAGACAGAGGTTGGCCCGTCAGAGATAGGTGGTTGTCGTCGTAAGGTCTGGTACAGACTAAACGCACAGCCACATACTAATGAGAACCAATCTAAGTTGGCAGCCATTATGGGTACTGCTATCCACTCAGCTATTGAAGAGGCTATTAACGCACTCGATCCTGCAGGTAAAGAATACTTGGTGGAAACCGAGGTCTCCTTTGGTGGTATGAAAGCACACGTTGACTTATATGTACCTAGTACTGGCGCAGTCATTGACTGGAAAACATCTAAGGTAAAGAACCTTGGTTACTTTCCATCAAAGCAGCAGCGCTGGCAGGTGCAGCTCTATGGTTTTCTTCTATCTAAGAAAGGCTACGATGTAAAGACAGTCAACCTTGTAGCAATAGCACGTGATGGTAACGAGAAGGATGTTAAGGTACATACAGAACCTTACGATGAGGCCGTTGCACTAGAAGCATTTACCTGGCTTGCAGCAGTCAAGGCATCTACAACACTGCCAGAGCCGGAGAAGGATGAATCCTTCTGTAAGGATTACTGCCAGTACTATGACGCATCCGGTGAGATGGGTTGCACTGGCTTAAAAAAAGAACGTATCGTTCTTAGTGAAGTAGTTATTGAGGACGAAGAAGTTGACAAGCACGCACTGCATTACATACAGTTAGATAACAAGATAAAAGAGCTGGAGAAAGAGAAAGATTCTTTGAAGGCTTCACTTGAAGGATCAACAGGCATCACTAAAAGTGGTGTTGAAATCAGTTGGACAACAATCAAAGGTCGTGAGACAGTTGATGCAAAAGAGGTAGAGAAACTTCTGGGGTTTGTTCCTAAATCGGTAGGTAATGAATCTGTAAGAATCAACATCAGACACAGTGGAGGAAAGTAAATGGCTGCAAACGAGAACACAAAGTTCCAAATCAATTACAAGTTAAGCGATGGAACTCTTATCAATTTATATGCTGCAGATGTTAAGGAACTAGAGACAGGTCTTACAGACCTAGCAATGGTTGCAACAATGATTAAGTCAACAGCAGTAGAACTATCAGGTGGGGCAACTGCAGCAGCAGTACAGAACATCCAAGCGCAGTTCACTGCAACACCAGTAGCAGCATCATCAGACCCATCAGTGAAGATGTGCCGTCACGGACAGATGAACTTCCGTTCAGGTGTGGGTGAGAAGGGACCTTGGCAGGGCTTTATGTGTGCCGGTCCGAAGGAGTTACCGAAGTCAGAGAAGTGCGACACAATCTGGATCCGATGACTCGATGCGCGAGCCTAGGTTCTATGAGAACCCAAGCTGCGCTCAAGTAGGTGGGGATTTATTCTTTCCTGATAAGGATGATAACGCCATTGGTAGCACTGAAATTGCTATGGCTAAGAGAATATGTCTAAGTTGTCCTCACCAAATTGAATGTGCCGATTGGGGCATAAGGAATGAGCGCTTTGGTATCTGGGGTGGACTTACTGAGTCTAACCGTAGACCCATCCGTAAATCGTTAAACATTATACTGAGGGAGGAAGACGTTGCTTAGTTTAGATAGAGCCTGGGGAACTGTGCTCACTAAAGCAACGCCTTTACCCGATGTATGGACTGGCTTAGCAGCCAAGCAGATCAAGTTCCGGCGAGGACAAGTCTGTATGGTAGCTGCAGCTCCTAACGCTGGTAAGTCTATGTTTGCACTTATCTACGCAATCAAGGCTGGCGTGCCAGCGTTATTCTTTTCAGCAGATACTGATACGACTACAGTGATGATGCGTAGTGCAGCACACCTATCAGGTCATAATCAGGTCAACGTTGAACAGAACTTATCTGCCGATAGCAACTACTACAATCACCACCTTAGTAAGTTGGGTCATATTAAATGGGTCTTTGATTCCAGTCCGTCACTCGATGATATCGAGTTGGAGATCAGAGCGTA